TGTATGCTTGGCGTATAAACAAGTTATGGGTTCCCATAACATAACAACAAGAGGAGAGTAGTAATGAATAAAGAAGATATATTGAACCGCATGAGCCGCAAGCTAGGCAATATGCACATGAACGCAATAGCTAGTGGTAACACAAATGCCGCTGTAGATTTTAGTGAGTTGTTAGCTTTGTTAGCAATATACCGAGGAGAAGAAGAATGAGTGGAGAGTATAAGAAGTTAAGGGTAGCCGATGTTGATAGAGGCATCATACCACTTAGAGGTAGAGATCAACGTGAGATTGATAGTGACCCATTGATAGGTGTAAAACTTCAGCTACAAGATTTTATGGACGCTGTAGGTAAAGGTATACGTGGTATCAAGTTTGGGTATATGTACGAGGATAGAGTAAGCGTATTCATGGAAGGCCACCCCTACACGATGGGGTGGATAGGTTTCTTTGACCACCGAGACAGTCCAAAAGAAAGTACAGATCATTACGTGGTGTACTCACATAACATTTGCAATGGTAAATATAGTTACTCGCAACAGCATTATATGGCGGCATCTGTTAACATGTCTACGGCTGTGAAGAACGCTAAGACATATCTTCGTAACTACACGCCAACCCAACTTGCATACGAAGAGTACCCTAGTGTGCAAGTTGGTCATAGCGACATAGGGTACACGCAAAGTAGGCGAGCCACAGATGCTAAAATATCAATAAGAGATCACGCTTACTTTTTACACGAAATGCAGAACTTGGTTGCAATAGGCCACGAGTTTGTCAATCCCGAATTTGCTAGTCACGTACACGAATACGTTACTGCGGAACAAGAGGATAGACAGGTACGTAAGAACGCGGCTGTGTTTGTACGTCACTACGAACGGTTGGGTAAAGATGCGTTTGATGTTGTTAGAGTACCCAGTGTTAATGAAGGGAGGTATAAAGTAAAAGATATGAATACAACAACATACACTAGTGATGACTTACCAAAACATATTATGGATGGCATAGCTGTACTTCAGATCCTACCACCCGAAAACAAAGATAGACGTAGAGGTACAAGGGGTACGTATGTTGAGGGTGTTGGACATAAGGTCGGTGACAATATGTACTTCGTCCTTGTATGAACACGTTATACTGTATTCAGATAGATCCTGATACAAAAATAGTCAGCGTACAATGTATAGGTATGTTTTGCGTTGACAACAAACTAAACACTACTTATAACTCTTGTAACGAACTACCCGAATGGGTACAAGATAAGATAGCGGTGTTGATGGTCGCTAAAGAAGGTGGGAGAGTAGAAGGTGTTGGGTATAGAACTAAAAATTCATTTTATATTAGTGAGTAGGTAGTACGTCAATGACGTACGTTTTGGGGGAGCGTTCGCGCTCTCTCAGATTAAATTTTGAAACCAGTTTTTTGAGGCCAGTTGCGAGGACATATCATGGCGATGACACCAGAAGCTAAAGTAAAGAAGGTTATAGTTAAACATCTGAAGTCTATGGGTGCTTATTACTTTTACCCAGTTACAGGAGGTTATGGTGGTAGCGGTGTACCTGACATAGTAGCATGTTACGATGGAAAATTTTTTGGTATAGAGTGCAAGGCTGGTAAGAACACACCTACACCACTACAGGAAAAGAACTTACGAGATATAAGGAAGGCAGGGGGCGTTGCGGTTGTTATTAATGAAGACAATATGAATAAAGTTGAACTTATACTAAAAGATTTACCCTATGACCCAGATCAGATGGCTTTTGATTTTGGTGATGAGTGGGATATTTGGCACGATGGAGAGGTAAAGTAGAATGAGTAAGAAAGAAAAAGTTTGGAAGTATCTATTAAAGAAACCACTTGCTACATCAAAGGAAGTGGCAAAGGCTGTAGGGTGTACAACCCACTACGTAGCGTCCCTGAAAAAGAAGGTAGGCACACCAAAAGAAGTTTTCAAGAAAGAGCAAGAACTAACAGAACGCGTTGCTTTACTTAACGCGGCGGCGAGCCTTACATCAGGAGACAGACAGAAAGATTATGGTAACCCTGTAGATAACATGTATCACATAGCTCAGATATTTAACGCTATAACAGGACATAATATAAAGACATCGGAAGTACCTATGTTTCATATAGCTACCAAGTTAGCGCGTATGCAGACAAGCCCAACCAAACGTGACCACTACATAGATGTTATGGCGTATGCAGGGATTGCGTATGAGTGTGAAGTGGAATGAACCTTATCACAATAGACTTTGAGACGTACTACGATAAAGATTATTCTTTGCGTAAGGTAACAACAGAGGCGTATGTACGTGACCCTATGTTTGAAGTGATTGGAGTTGGTGTTAAAGTAAACAATGAAGAAACGGAGTGGGCTAGTGGTACACATAAACAAGTTAAGGACTATCTATATAACTTCGCCTGGGAAGACTCTATGGTACTTGCTCACAATACTATGTTTGATGGTGCTATTCTTAATTGGCATTATGGTATTAATCCTAGGGTTTATACCGATACTCTGTGTATTTCCCGTGCTGTACATGGGGTGGAAAGTAGTAACAGTCTCAGGGCGTTGTCTGAAAAATATAACATCGGAGAGAAGGGCAACGAAGTACTCAACGCACTCGGAAAAAGACGGGAAGAATTTACGGACGTTGAACTAAACGCATTTGGTGACTACTGTGTCAATGATGTTGATCTAACTTACGAACTTTTTAAGATAATAGCTAAAGACTTTCCTCGTAAAGAGTTGAAGCTAATAGACTTAACGTTGCGTATGTTCATTCAACCTATCTTAGATTTAGATCTGGACATGTTAGAGTATCACCTCACTGAAACACGTTCTCGTAAAGACACGTTGTTAACGGCTGCAGGTGTGGACAAAGCTGACCTTATGTCAAACCCCAAGTTTGCAGGGTTGTTAACAGGTCTTGGTGTTGAACCACCCATGAAAACGAGTTTGACTACAGGCAAGGAGACATTCGCATTTGCAAAATCAGATGAGGGCTTCAAAGCACTCGAAGAACATGAAGATGAGAGGGTACAACAATTAGTAGCGGCGCGTCTTGGAAATAAAAGCACGTTGGAAGAGACAAGAACCCAGAGGTTTATTGATATATCTAAGCGTGGTCTGTTACCTGTACCTGTTAGATATTACGCGGCACATACTGGTAGGTGGGGTGGCGATGATAAGATCAACTTACAAAATCTACCAAGCCGTGGCATTAATGGTAAGAAGTTAAAGCAAAGTATAATTGCACCAGAAGGCCACACACTCATAGATGCAGACTCTGCGCAGATAGAAGCGCGAGTATTGGCTTGGCTTGCAGAACAAGATGATTTGACTCAAGCATTTGCCAATGGAGAAGACGTTTATGTGAAGATGGCTTCTCGTATCTATGGAGTCCAAGAGGAAGATATAACTAAAGACCAGAGGTTTGTGGGTAAGACAACTATCTTGGGTGCAGGGTACGGCATGGGCGCTATTAAGTTCCAAGCACAGTTAAAGACGTTCGGCTCTGACATAAAATTAACAGAAGCACGGCGCGTCATAAGCATATACCGTGAAGCTAATTGGAAAATAAACAAGTTATGGAGAGACGCTCAAAGGTATTTAACAGACTTTGCGAATGGTGATGATACGCAATTTGGATTAGATGGGGTACTAACAGTTACAGATGGGGTGATATTACTACCCTCTGGGTTGAAGTTAGGTTACGGAGATTTACAGTTTCAGACTACAGATAAGGGTGTGGATTTTGACTACAAAACAAGGCGTGGCCGCACAAGAATATATGGTGGTAAGGTCATAGAGAATGTCTGCCAAGCTATCGCACGTTGTATAATTGGTGAGCAAATGTTAAACATAGCTAAGAAATACCGTGTTGTGTTAACAGTGCATGATTCAATTGTTTGCTGTGTAGCAGACGCAGAAGTAGAAGAAGCGCAGAAGTACATCGAAGAATGTATGCGTTGGACACCCGATTGGGCAAAAGGCTTACCGATTAATTGTGAGTCAGGAACAGGCAAAACATATGGAGATTGCGAATGAGTGTAGCACCGTGGTCATTTAGTAGGCTGAAATCTTTCGAGCAGTGTCCTAAACAGTTTTACCACATGAAGATAGCCAAGGATTATACTGAGGGTGAAACTGAGGCTATGCGTTATGGTACAGAAGCCCATCTTGTAGCTGAAGAGTTTATTCGAGATGGGAAGCCAGTGCCTGTTAAGTTTGCTTACATGAAGGATGTCCTGGAGGCTCTTAACAGAAGACGTGGTAACAAGATTACAGAAATAAAGATGGGTTTAACCCAGGAGCTAGAACCTTGTGCCTTTAGGTCTAAAGACGTTTGGTGGAGAGGTATAGCTGATCTTGTAATTACAGACGGTAGCACTGCGTGGATCGTGGACTATAAAACAGGAAAGTCCGCCAAGTATGCAGATAAGGGGCAGTTAGAGTTAATGGCCTTGGCTACGTTTAAATTCTTCCCTGACATAAAATCCATTAATGCCGCATTAATTTTTACTAAAGCTAAAAAGTTTATTAAACATAAATATACTGATGACATGATAGATTCTTTGTGGGATAAATGGTTATCTAAGTTTAAACGTATGGAAGTGGCTTACGAGACAGATACTTGGAACGCACATCCTAGCGGTTTATGTAAAAGACACTGCGCTGTATTAGAGTGCGTATACAATGGGAGCAACTGATGGCTTATACAAAATCACCCAGACCTTACAAGCATGAGTACCAGAAACAAAAAGAACGTGGTGAACATGAACTTCGTATGGAGCGACAACGTGCTAGACGTGAATACGATAAGAAAGGTATTAACCGCACAGGTAAAGATATTAGCCACACAAAGATGTTAAGTAAGGGTGGAAGAAACAAAGATGGGACACGATTAGAAAGTCCTTCAAAGAACCGTGCTAGAAACGGTCATACAAAGAAGACGTAATATGGAGCGAATAGTTTGAGGATTGTGGACAACAAAGCGTTGTTACTTATGTTACGTAACTCTGAAAAAGTAACAGATGTAATACCTAAGAGCCGTAGATTACCTAATAACAAAGTGTTGGTTAACTGGGGACTTGAGGAGGCGCTGCGCCTTAAAGAGTTGAAGATAGAAGTTCCTTCTCCTATTGAAGGAAGATATAAATGGACGGGCAGATATAAACCGTTCGAACATCAGAAGTCTACAGCCGCTTTTTTTACAATGAACAAAAGATCGTTTTGTTTTAACGAACAGGGTACAGGTAAGACAGCTAGTGCTATATGGGCATCTGACTTCCTAATGAATCAAGGTAAAATACGTAGGGTGTTGGTAATCTGCCCGCTCTCTATTATGGATAGCGCATGGCGTGATGACTTGTTTACGTTTGCTACACACAGAACTGTATCTGTAGCGTATGGCCCAGCAGAGAAACGTAAGAAGATAATACAAGAAGGCTCTGACTACGT